ATGGTCTTGATACATTCTTATACGGATGATATTAGTAGGTTTCATCCCAGTAGTTTGTGTATAAGTTTGTGTAAATCCTGAAGTTCTATTTAAACCTCCATCTGCTAAAATATTTGCACTACTAAATCCACCACTTTCAGCTATAATTTGATGTTCACTTCCAGTAAACATACCTCCATAGTTTACAGTTGTAAATATTTCATGATAAGATTGGTTCCATGTTGTTAAATCTGATGGATAGTTATAATTATCTGGTCCATTAGTAGAACTAGGTTCTTTGTAAACAATAATATTACCTTTCAATCCTGAGAAATGAAAAGGGACTGTTATTTCAATTTCGTAAAAAGAACCAAAAGTTCCACTAGCGGAACCATTCATAATAATTTTTTTTGCTGTGGTGTCAAAAAAACATTGATTTCCATCAACAGAGTCTGATATTTCTTTTATACTTACTCCATGATCAAAATTAATATCAGTCCAACCGAATTTTCCAGATTCCTGAGTTATTGTTGCTGCAGATAACGTTGGAGCTGCCATATATAATAAACGACAATATTATTTTTTCTTAAAAAATCTGTATTGCTCAAATAATCGAAATTATTCAACCAACATAGAATGGACATTCAGCTCTTTCTTGACGTACTCTATTACACTCCTCATAAATTATTTTACACATGTTTTCTATTTTATTAATTCTTCTTTCTAAACTAACCATTATTTCATAAAGTTCATTATTAGTTTTATGTCTCTTTAGAGGTCTATGACTGTCATAATTATTATACATTTGTTCTAAAGTTCTTTTCATTATTATACATATTATTTTTTGTTTAAACTCTTTTCGTAACTTTTCTGTATGTCTTTATTACTATTACAATTTTCAGTCTCATAGAATTGGAAACTTGGTGTTTTACCCACTGTTACTGATTCTTTTTTATTGTAACAATCTTTTAAAAATTTATACATATCGTTAATGTATTTATTGTTATTCCTAATTGGTATTTTCTTTGAAAACTTATTGTGAAAAAAAGTAACATGAAACCATTGTCCTGATTTATAAAATTTATTCTTTGTAAATTTACTAGAGAAAACTTTATCAAAACAATTTTTTTTTCCTTTTAAATGTTTTTTTATAACACTAACTTTTGTTATAGGATTAGAAAAAGAATCTCCTTTTTTATTTACTTCATAAACTTCTATACCGTAATCATCTATGTACTTAGAAAAATTATTAGTAAATATTCTTTTACCTTCATGAAGAGGTACTCCATTACATGGAAGACTAGCTGTGCATGAATTTGTTTTTTCATAAAGATTCTTAAAATTAAATTCATTACTAAATTTACAAAAGAATTCAGGAGTAATAACTTCTTTTTTACCAGCTACCAATGCTTTATTAGCACTAACTGTTCTAAATGCATGTGTTGCTTTAAAATAAGATTCCATACAACTAATAGCTAATCCTCGATCCAAATCTGTTTTCATTCTTTTCAAAACTTTAAGAAGTTGAGGATTAACTTTAATGACGTATGTTCCTTCCATCGTTAAAACTAAGTGAGCTGCATTACCTCTTAACCCAAAATGTACGGATTCTCTCATATCTTCTCCGCTAGGCCATCCAATAATAGTTTTTTCTCCTATATAACAAGACACTGGATGTGTATGAAAATTAACAAGAGTATCTGGAGCTTTTACAGAATCTGAACCCCCACCTGAAGGTTTTTTTACATTTCCTGTTTTACTACACTCCCTTCTACTACATGTTGTATAACCAAATTTAATATCACCAGCCCATTCTTGGTCATCATAAAGAAGGACATAAAGTTTAGCCCAATCATCTTTATTAACCTTCCAAGTTATTAATTTATTTTTGTTTAAAGTACATCTACTCATTCTGATTATAAACAACATTTTTATTGCGAAAAAATTATAATTTATTAATAAACGTTAATTGTATTATGCCTAGTAAAGAAATTGATGCAAATGTATTAGTTGCTGCTAGGGACGAGTACACCAATCAATTATGTTATTATTTATGTCCTTTGATAGATGAAGGATTTGTTTCTATTTATAAAGATGCTCTCGAACAAACTCGTTCTAAAGATCCTAAAAAATGTTCTGTTTTAAGAAATTATCAAATTTTTTGTAAAGCTATTCCTACATGGAATGATACATTATTAAATAACGAATCAGATAGAATTAAAAAGACATGTCCATTTTTAATGGATCTTTTAACAGCAGTTTTTGTCAGTAATGTTAAAATTCTTGCTGCTATAAAACTTAAAGGAAATAGTAAAAATATTAAAATTAAAATTCCCACTACTAACATTTTTATACACAAAATTTATACTACATGTGCTAAGTTTTTTTATTATGAACCTCATTATTATCATAATCATAAATCATTTCATAAGAATGAAAACAATAGAAATTTGAGAATGGGTAAAATAAGAGAAAAAATAGAATCATCTGTATCAGATATGTTACCAGTACAAGAAGTTCTTGAAGAATATTTAACTGGAGGTTTCGGTTCATCAGGTGAAGAAGAAGAAGAAGAAGAAGGTGAAGAAGAAGAAGAAGAAGAAGATGAAGAAGACGAAGATGAAGAAGACGAAGAAGAAGAAGAAGAAGAAGAAGAAGATGAAGGAGAAGAAGGAGAAGACGAAGATGAAGGAAACGAAGACGAAGAAGAAGATGAAGGAAACGAAGATGAAGGAAACGAAGATGAAAAGAAACTAGATGAAGCTCTTAACGATCTTGAAGAAGATGAAGAAGACAGTGAAGAAAAAAATATCCCTTTTGATGATTTACCAGAAAAAGATTTGACTAAACTTGCTAATGTAACAGAACAACCTCCTCAACCTCCTCAACCTCCTCAACCTCCTCAACCTCCTCAACCTCCTCAACAATTTAATTCTAGGGTTGAAGAACAAACAGAGAATAATCCTTTTCAAAATAGATTTGGTATTAAAAACGAAGGTACGTCAAGTTCACCTTCAAATCCAAAGAAATTTTCTTTTTTGTAATTTCGTTTTTTTGAATAAAAATAAATTGTACGTCATACGTAATGTTAGATTATAAAGAATCTCCTTATATTATTGCTTTTATCCTATTCCTAGTTATTTCGTTCGGTAGTAAAGTTTTCCAAGAACAGTGTAATGATAAAAAAGATTTTACAAGAACTGATATGGCAGTGACAGTAGTATTACCTGGTTTGGTTGCAGGTTTCATTGGTTATTATTTTACTAATGAATATAAAAACGGAAGAAGAGGTAGGTTTAGTCTTTTACAAGAACCTTTCGATAGTCCACTTGCGGAATAAGGAAGAAAAAAAGTTATTGAATACAATTAATGTCTATGAATCTTAAATTGAAAAAATTTAAACCTTCATGGTTGAATGATAAACGGAAATCTAAAGGGGGGCCTCCTACGTGTGTTATTATAGGAAAAAGAGGGACCGGGAAAACTTCCTTGATAGCAGATATTCTTTATCATTGTAGGGATACCCCAATGGGTGTTGTTATGTCTGGTACAGAAGAATCGTGTGAATTCTACGGTAAATATGTACCAGACATTTTCATTTATGATGATTATAATGCTGACGTTATTCATAATTTAATACAAGGTCAAAGAAAAAATATTAAAGATAAATCAAGAAAAGGTGATAAATCATGTTTCATTCTATTAGATGATTGTATGTATGACAAAAAAAATATGAGAAGTAAAGACGTACGAGGGATATTTATGAATGGAAGACATTGGAAAATATTATTTTTGTTAACAATGCAGTATTGTATGGATCTCCCACCAGATTTAAGAGCTAATTGTGATTATGTTTTTGCTTTAAGGGAACCTGTTATACAAAATAGAGAAAAATTGTATAAAAATTTTTTCGGAATTTTCCCTACATTTAATAGCTTTCAAACGGCTATGACAGCATGTACTGAAAATTACGAATGTCTTGTTCTTGACAATTCAAGTAAAAGTAATAAAATAGAAGATGTAGTTTATTGGTATAAAGCTAGGTACCCTACTAAAAAATTTAAAGTAGGTGGTAAAAAATTATGGAAATGGAGTAAAAAAAATTACAACAAAAGACATGAAACAGAAGAAAAGAATCAAAAGTTTGGTATAAAGAAAAAGAATGCTATTACTGTTAAAAAAATAAAATAAATTATTCTTTAGGGTTACCTTTCTCTAAATCATCCATTATCTCCGACGGAGATGCAGTTACATCTTTTACTGAAAAAGCTGGTAGTTTTTCTATTGGTTCCATAGAAGGTTTAACTTCATCCTTTACTGCTTTTGCATCTTCAGATTTATTGACATCTGGGTTCTTCATTAATTTTAATTTTCTCATATCGAAAACTTCTTTTGCTCTATGACGACTTTGTTTGTATCCAGTAATAAGTTCATTAAGTTTCTTTTCTTGATAAACTTGGTCTGTAATTGATTCTGGATTAGGTGGAATTAAACACCAATTATACATTTCACATACATAAATATCGAAAGGTTTATTTTCTTCTTGTTTTGATAATAATTCTGCATGGCGAGCTGCATCTTCTTTATTAGGAAAAGATCCATATACTTTCATACCTAAAGCATCACTTTTTTTGTCAGACCAATGTGCTTTTTGTCTACATCCTTTACCTACAAAACTAACTACAAAATGAGTTTGACTAGGGACTTGTGTTTCAGTTGTTGCTAGGTTGATTTCTGTTTTATGGTCCATTTCTTCGATAAGTTTTCTGTCAGCTTTTTTATAAGCTTCTTTTAATTCTTCTTCGGAAAGATTGTCTAAAGGGTCAAAATGTTTTTCGTTGCTCATTATAAATAATTAGTATTCTTTTTTTTATATTTATTTATATTAATGATCTTAAGACATTTGTCAACTGGTGTTTATTGGTTAGCGTTTTTATATTTTGTAAATTATACAATTGATATTATATTGAAAATAGACAAAGAATGTAAATATGTTAAAATGGGTGATATAGAAAAAGTTAAATGCGCCTTTAGTAATATTAAATTTTTAATAGCATTGTTATGTTGTTTTATTTCTTATTATTTAGCGTATTATAGTCCACAGTTTAGTAAAGGAAGTCTTTTGGATAAAGGATTAGGATTTGTTGAAAGACAAATAGAAAAAGCAGCTATAAAATAATCTTAAATAGAAGGATAGTAAGTCCATTTTAATTCTATACATATATTTTTCCAAACTTTATCTTGTAAAAATAGTTTTTCTCTTGATTTTAATAAAGGAAACCATTTTAAAAATTCAAGAACACTTGGATCTTTTTCTCCTATTAATTGACACATTTTATGCAAAACAAAACTGTATGATAAAAAATTTGTTCTTCCTGGAAGTTTATGTTTTTCAAAAGGTCTTTGTATTTTATTAAACATAACTTTCAATTTTTCTTCTAATTCTTTTGTCATTTTAGGAGCTTTTTTACCACATATAGTTGTAATAATATTTGTAACGTTATCATAATATTTATTAAGCCTTAGTTTCTTAAGGAGGCTTTTAATTAGAGAATTAGTAATTTGAGAAGTATTTGTAATCCTTGCTTTCTTAAGTTCTAATAGGAGTTGATCAATAACTTCTCTAGGTACAATTGTACTTTCCTTTGCTTGTAAACGAGCTAACCAATCTCCAAAATGGTTAATTCTTTTATACGCAAACTGGTTTACAGGACCTACTTCATCTGACCAAGTATTCAGTTGAGTATCATCTTGATATCTTTTAGAAAGACCACATTCTTCACATATAGCTGAACCTTTTGTATTATTAACAAACATTTTTCCTTCACAATCTGGACAAGTTAATAATTCTTTTAAATTAGGAGCTTTATAATCAACATATACACTACCTGTTATACTACACTGAAATCTTTCAAGAATTTCATTTTTATCTATAATACCTTCACTAGTCACAAAATTATTCATTCCTTTTTTTATCTTTTTAACCTTTTTGTTTTTATCAGCATGTACGTATTTATCTAAATATTTTGCCAATTTAAGGTGATATTCATTCAATGTTTTTTGAGATTTTATATCTTCTATTTCTTTTTCTAAACTTTTTATTTCTTTTTCTGCACTTTCTATTTCTTTTTCAGAAGTTTTTTTATTATTTTTTAACTTTTTTAACTTTTTTTCTAAAAAAGGAAGAGTTTTATAATATTCTAGTATTTCTTTTTCTTTTTTTTCATGGACGCTAAAGAAATTTGTTCTTTTGTCACTTCTTGATTCTTTTAATAGTATCTTGTGTGTATTCATAAAATATTATGATTATATAAGTTTAAATACTTTTAATTTATTTTATATGTATTAAGTAATGAGTACAAATTATAGTCACTTTTCTAATTCAGATATGTCTTATAAAGATTTTGAAAACAAAAAAAAAGGAGAACCAGTTCCAAATACAAATATTAATCATCAATTTAAAAATCTTGTTGATGATGAATATGTTTCTAGTATAGGAATTCATGCGCCTGCTACAAACTGGGGTAATTCTCAATGGGAAAAAAATGGTAATAGAAATCCTTATAGTGATCATTATAAAAAAAATTTAAGATGGGAAGAAACCCTAGGTAATTTCTTTTTTTCTAAAGATAACATTGGGTATTTACATAAAAGAATAATAGAAGAAGTTAAAAGAATTAAAGGTGTTGATATATCAAAACAATCAACTGAAAAAATAATTCTTATTATGCAAAATGTTTACGAATATGCTATGTCAGGTTCTTTACCCCACCCATCTAACCCTAGTAGTAGAGGAAATAGAGGAGAAGTTAATATTCCATTGAAGGATAGACTTTCAAGATTAAATCAATCAGTTATACAACAATGTGTTAAAGAAATATTATCAAGTATAGACCAATATTTGTTGTATTATAAAGATGCTTCAACTTTACCAGTTCCTTTAGAAAGACCTATTAATAAAAGTTCTAAAGGTTCAAGGAGTTTAGAATATAATATTGCGTTTAAGAATAATAATATATTTAAAGGGGGCTATCAATAACTGATGAGGATTATTCAAACTTCAGATAAATCTATAGGGAAACATTATTTAGTACTTGACGATAATGGTGATTCAATTAAAATAACAACTCCTACGTTAATGTTTAAACAAATTGTAAAAGAAGATGGAAAATATTTCATCGAAGTGTATATAGGAAAAAAGAAAAAATTTAAAAAGGAGATAGAAGAAATAATAGATTTTATAGAAGAATATTCAAGAAAAACTTTAGAACTTCCTCTTTTTTCACATGATATGTCGGGAGATACATTTAAAATAAAAATACCATCAAGATACAGTAATTTTTCTACTACTTTTTTTAATGCAAATAAAGAACTTATAAGTTACGGAGATTTAAACACTAGATGTAGAATAAAAATTCTGATGGAAACCAGTGGTATATGGTCTAACGCTAGATGTTCTTCATTTTATTTTCACGCAAAAGAAGTTTTAACTGATTTAAGAAATTAGGATTATACTATTTATAATGCCTATTAAAGAAGTTATTTTTGCTAAAAATGTTAATGTTGATAAAATTAAAAGAGGTTCAGCTACTGAAAAAAAGATACCATTCTTTTATCCTTTATCAGGTAGTGAAGACTATTCTAACTTAGTATTACAAACACCTGTTATGTATATTCC